GTATAACACAATGGCTATATCTAGTCAACTTGTTTTTGCAAGTCCCTTCACTTTGGAAGGATTCTGCTAAGAACACTTGTTTCTTAACTTGTTTCTATTGTAGCAAATTGCGAATATTGCGTCAACCGCCAATAAAAAACCCGCCTAGTGCGGGTTTTTATAAATGTAATACTTTTGTTTACATTTTATGCAACAAACGGAGTGTACTCAATTCCTGTTGTTGCTAACCCTACTAATCCAATTGTGGTTTCAAAAGCTGCCAACTCACTTGCGGCTACTAACACATCTGCTTGGCTCAAATTGCTACCGGTCATCCAAGCTGTGTAGTCGGTAACCTGAGTCAATGTAGCATCGGCACCAAATACGTTTTTGTAAACATGCTTAATGAATGTTTCATTGCTGACACCGCCAGCGTCTGTTTTGTATGTGTCAGTGGCCAACAATGCTGTGGCCAGTTCTTTGTTTGTCCATCCAGCATCGGCAAGATAGATACCAATGCCTTTGTATGCGTTGGTTACGTCTGTGGTACCCAATGCGGCTGCCAACAATGCATATACATCACCTGCACGACCTGCGGCATCATAGGCAATGGCTTTGTCTGTGAACACCACACGTTCGTGGTCAGCAAGATTGAATTCCATGTTGCTGACCAATGTGCTGGCTAAGGTAACTTTGGCGGCAGTTTTGGTTGTAGTAAACTCTGTACTAGCACCTCCCATGGCATAAGTGTCAACACCTGCAGTGCCTGTAACATCCACAACGACATCAACTGTGCCATCGCCTGCACGACCTGTGCCCACTACACCAAAGGTGGCAACTTTGCCCAGTGTGCCAACAGTGGCCACTGTGACGATCAAGTTGTTAGCAACTGTGCCGCCCAATGCTGTTCCAGCAAGAGTGATTGTATCACCTGCAACATAGCCGCGACCTGCACTTGCGGCTAATGAATCTAATACAACGGAATAAACGCCGTTGGTCTTTGTAACATCAAATGCGGCTTCAACACCTGCACCGCCTGTTAATCCAGTGATGTTTTGATAGGTAGCGTTTACCGGTTTGTCTTTGATTGTAATTGTTGTTGTCATTATTTTTCCTTGTAAAATGAATATCAACTAGTATATAGCGTTTGTACTAATAAGTCAAAGAAAAAGGGCACAAAAATGCCCTTTTTGGTGGTTTCTGTTACGAGGTATTTCCTACCCTAGGCTGCGTTTAGGCTGCCAAAGCGAACTGTTCGTCGTTTGCATTTACGTTTTTTGTGTCTTCGACCGGGTCTCCCCTGTCCTAACGGCTTCTACATTGCCGGACTGTCCATTTCATTACTCTTGACCCAATCGATATCTAAGTCAGGCCCATCATAAAGGAACTAGGTTGTCATTTCATGTAAAATAAAAAGCATAATAACAAATATTACCATCCACTTGCTGAAATTTTCCATTATATTCCTTTATGGTGGACCTGCCGGGAACTGCCCCCGGGTCTTGAATCCTTTTCAATCAACTTCATACAGTCTTAACTTGTATTTAAACATATTTTCAAATTATTGTCAACCACTAATTACTGCATAATTACACACAGCAAGGACAATAGATGATTTATTTTGATGGCGATAGTCACACATATGGAGAAGAATTAGAAAATCCCGCACAGGAAAGTTTTCCAAAAATTCTGTCAGAAAAACTTGGACATGAGTTTGTAAACCTAGCAGAGTCTGGGTGTGGCAATGATGAAATCATAAGACGTGTACATCGTTACCTTTCACAGTGCAAAGAGAAAAATCAATACCCAGACATGATAGTTATTGGATGGACTGAAGTTGATCGTGAAACTTGGTTTGTCGAAGGTGTGGGAAAATCAGTTGACACATACAAGTTAACCGCAACAGAGGCTCATAAACTATATCCTGAGAGACTTAGCAAGTTTAGAAAGAATGTCAAATACAACGGCATTTATATTGCGGCCTTGACACACTATTGGTACAATCAAGTTTATAATTTACATTGTGAGCTCGAGCTGTTAAAAATACCGCACTTGTTTTTTCATGGATGCCCAAATTGGTTAAAAAAGTGGAACGACATCCGCAGTTGGAATATTGTAAAAATGGACAACATCACTTCATATGTGTGGAACAATACTTTTATAAATCAAACAGATCCTAATTTTAGCATGTTTCAGTGGACCACTGGTCGCGGACATCCCCACACTGAATACGATCATGTTGGCCCTCTAGCACATGTTGAATGGGCTGAGTTGTTGTACGACCACATACAACAACATAACTTGCTAGATCAATCATGATCGGTATCATCCTTTACAATCCATCCTAGACGAAACAGGTCTTCTCGGATCTCATCTGTAACTACGCTTTCGGCCACATAATTTTTTCTAGCTAGTATGGCTGCCTCTATTTCTGGACTAGATTCACTACCTCCGCCAATTACACCGCCAATGCCTGAACAGTACCAATCCATGTAATCACCTTGTACTCGCATGTCTGCAATGATACCACCAGCATACCGCCAGCTACAACTCCAGGTTTGATTCTTAAGAGTAGCCCAGACTTCGTTTTTTTGAAAAGTACGATTACACATGGCCGCATAGAGATTTTGCGAATAGGACTCGCTAGAACGAACTTTGGCCAACATGAAATCACAGGTACGAAGGTCGTACTCCATGTTGTTTTGTTGCCATTCGGTATCTTGTTCTTGGGCCATCTTGTTAATATTAGCTTGTTCAAACATTTTGATGTAGGCTTCGTTGGGTTTTTTGCCGTTGTCTGCACATCGTTTGATGTAGTTTTCTTTTTGAAAAGTATTGCGACTAGGACTACAACTGATCATTGTTACTCCAAATTGGTACGAGTAGCCGGAGTCGAACCGGCACGCATTACGCGGCGGATTTTAAGTCCGCTGGGTCTACCTATTCCCCCATACTCGCAGATTTGTTATCCGCCTCGGCCAGTGACCTTTTTAACAGGTTTGCCCACTGGTGCAGGTGCTGATGGTTTCTTAACTGACTTAGAACCTTTGGCAGGTTTTGCATCAGGATGTTGTGCGGCATGCTTTTTCTCTAGTGCCGCTTTTACTGCTGTGATATATGAAGCCATGGTGTTCTCCTAGTGTATGTTATTTAACAAGGCATGGTCCGGCCACTAGGAATCGAACCTAGATTGATAGCTTAGAAGGCTACTGTATTATCCATTATACTATGGCCAGATATTTTAATCCCAATGCATGCGATTGTTCATTTGAAAGAAAAAGTCTTTCTCCAAATCATACATATCAGATGGGCTCAATCTAAAGTGTTGACTGTTACCTAACCTTGACACTGAAAATCTAACATAACTAGCTGGCTCGCAGTTGGGACGCGGTGCGTGGTGTTTGTTAATTACCAACCAGTTGTGGCCGTTGACCTCTGCATTGAATCCTTTTTCGCTGTTCCAATTGGTCAGCATCTCCATCATCTGATCCGTGGTCATGTGATAGCCCTGAGCATAGTTATCGTTTACACGTATGGTAAGATCAACACGCTTCTGCTCTTTGAACACATATAGTTTTAAAGTTTTGGTAAAGTTTAACATTTAGAATTAAATTGGTGCGCCCACAAGGACTTGAACCTTGGACCAAAGGATTATGAGTCCTCTGCTCTGACCAACTGAGCTATAGGCGCATTGGTTCATTGTACAAGGAAAACTATTACTAGTCAACCCATTTGGCGGATCTCTACCACCTGATACCGGCTGTATGGGTAGCGTTCCTGTAGCCACTCCAGCAGGCCTTCTTCCCAAGGTAGTACCACGGTCTCAGCAGAGTTTACAATCACTCTCATAGTAGGGATTTGATGTAGGCAATCAGAGCCCGAGCTTCTGTGAAGTCTGTGATCTCGGGTGCAAGAGCTTCGTACCTGTAAGAGGACCATCCTAGTTGACTAAAGTCTGCTCGTTTCATGCTGTTATCCAATTTACTTCTCCTTTTATTTCAATACTTTCGGCACCATCGTATTCTTTGATTCGAAACTCAGTTCCCACAGATAACCAAGCCACAGCCAGGTCATTCATGCCACCTGTGTAAAGTCCTGGATACTTGAGGGTGACGTAGGTGTTTAACTCTGCCATTTGATCGTTCTCTACAAATTTCACAATAGCCGGATCAAACAAGATTTCTGGCACTCCACGATTCCAAGTGCTCCAACCTGCACCAAATCCTGGTGCGTATAACACCGCCACCCGGCCGTTGTCAATCAACTTAGCAATATTCTTTGTCATAATCAGCATCAGTTTCAATATCTACATGTCCGAATCTTAGCAGGCCTAGGCTTACCTTTCTGACTTCAAATGGTTGTGTAAATTCCACAATGGCACCCAGACTCTCAAGGTCATTGTAAGTGGTGTCGCGAATGTCTTTAACTTGGATACAGCCAATGGAGCCTGAGTCCACCATGTGTTCGGTTCCAATGTTGCTGTTGTATGTACCGTCGCCCCAGGCTGTGCCAAAGCTGGCAAACCGTCGGCCATCCTTTAAGACGAACTCGCCTTCAATTCCGCGACCACTTTGCAAAGTAGGAAAGAACAAGGCACATGCCTCGTCCCATTCGTCATGCATGACATAGCACAAGTCACCAATGTAATATTGTCCCGCTGGCATTGTCATTTTTACCACTCCTTTTTGTCGCCGGTAGCTTCGTTGTTACGATAACCAGCGGCGTAGGCCGCAACTTCTGCGTCAGTCATTTGATCTATGTCAATTCTAGGACTCTTGTGAGTGTCTCTCACAAAGTAATGTGGCCAGTAGTCACGACCGTAATAGCTGTCACAGACGCCACGATCGTAAGGACCACCGTGGCGTTCGTCGTAATAACCGGATTGTGTGTGTTCTTTAATCATACTGTTTCCTTAAGCCGCTTTGCGGAAATATTGATAGGGCAAGCCCAGTGTCCAAGCAAGATAATCATTGTCACCATTGGTCTCTTCGGCTTCGTGGATCCAACGCATGGCCATGGCCTGGTCTCGAGCACCTGTGTTGAGTAATTCAGCAACACGGCGTTCAAACAACTCAACAGCCTTGGTCTCGGCCGCTTTGCGAGCAGTCTCTTCACGGTCAATGGCTTGACCAAGGATCACAAACTCAGATGTAAAGTCATCAAGAGTCCAACCAGATGTGTCAACACCACGTGGACGAACCCCGTAGGCATCCTTGTACATGTCCCAAAATGTGCATTGGGCTTGCTCTAATTCTGTCATGTCTTCCCAAGTTGTAAATTCTGTAGTCATTTGTGGCTCCTTATTTCTTACTATGTTCATATTATAGCAAATCGGCAATTATTGGTCAACCAATACGCAGTGTTGTAATTAAACAACACCACGCACATCTGTGTTCAAATTGGGTTTGTGCTCACGGATCATCTCACGCTCTAATTTGTGAGCTTCAGTTTTGCCGCGCACAACATCCACAACCACCAAGTTAAATGTGTCTACACCACGCTCACGCATGCACTCGTATAGTGCCCAGGATTTGTCTTCTGAACGTGAGCGATATACGTGTTTGTTAAAACGCACTTGAGCACTCTTGTTAACAGTGCTTTCTGTCTTGGCTGTGACACCAATGTAGAAGTCAGCACCGCTTTGCAACATATAAATGATATGTGTACGATCGGTGCGTTTTTTACGTGTTTGCTTTTTTAAGTTCATAGTGTATTATAGCAAATTGTACATTTCTGGTCAACCAAAATCCACATGTTGCATAAAAACAACAAGCTGAATTATAGTGGATTATAGTCAATTATAGTGGGATTATCGATAATATTATCGGGGATTATCGATTAGGGTACTTTATATGGACCTGTATATACAGTATAATTACCAGATTCGGGTATGGGATCATTATAGATTTTCATGAACAATAACGCTTCGCCCCGAAACTCAAAATATACTTCATCGATTATGTTACTATTTTGATCAGTATGCTCTACTAGATTAACTCGCCATAATCCAGAAAAATTTATATCAGTCATCCGCGAGCAATACCTTTGAGAAACTTGTCAATATCCCCATATAATGAATACATTGTGGCTTCTTTACTGCCAAATAATAATAACTTTGGTTTCTTGCCAAGAAAAATATAATACGGACAAGTGAGTTTTCTATCTAGAGTTAATAGCCGTCCGGGTATGGCAGGCATACTTGCAGGAACATCAAATTCATAATGTGCAATCTCCAATGAACTAAATGCAAAAAAGCCTTCGGTTGTTAGTCGTAGGCCTGCGTCTTTGTCGGGATTTCGCCACCACTCTTGCATGGCTTCGTCTAGTGTAGGTTTAAAATCCCCACCAAGTTGATCAATCAGTTGCTGAGTAAACGAGATCTTATCGAGCATTGGGGAACACTTGCGCCCCCTGAGTCAACAGCACCACACTGAACTTGTCAGTTTTAAACTGTACGTTGAGTTTGCGAGCCAAGTTGATAGCATGCCCAGGATTTGAAAAGCTGACCTTCTTGTACTTGGGTCCGGGATACTGTGTAAGCATATTTGACGTCTTGAGGTTAATGGGATTATTGTCGTAGAATACTGCCCATACTCCTTCCGACGCCAGCACCTGCTCCGTCTTGTAAGTTTGTTTGTTTGTGTGTTCAATTAGCACACTGGGTTTTGGTCTACTCATCATTAAACTCCTAGTATTATTTACCTAGAAAACTGAGCAGTTTAAAATGTGCCACCGGTGATTTCCACCTGAATTGTATCATCAGTTTTACCGTTTGTTTGTCGTAGTTGTTCTAGCAATAATAACAATTTGGTAATATCTGCGTGTAGATCTTTGGCATCTTTGAGTGGCATAGTAAAATCTTTTTGCCCTCTAGACTCATGTGCTTTGATACTGTCAACAAATCGATTAATATGCAAGCTCATACAGTTGCCTGGGTAGACATGTTGGTGTGTTGAACATTTGCTTCTAATTTAGAGTGAAAAGGACCTTGATACTTGTAACGCTCAAGTACAATGAGTTTGGGGTTATGAATCAGTTTCCAGTTGCGATGTTGCTTGACCATGTACCATCCAGCCGCAAACCATGATTTGCTTTTGTTGTTTTTGGTAAACAAGGGTAGCTTGTGCTTCACATCCCAGATGGGATTATATGTTCTGCATCCGGTACTGTATCCATGTACCAAGTCGGCTACAGGTTTAGTTACTTTTTCAGCTGGCTCAAATTCCACATTCTCACGTTTGCGCAACATGGGGATGGTTTTGTACAATCCAACCTTGTTCTCAATTGTGATTTGATATCCATCGTTAACTGCCTGGATGTTACCAATCTTCTGGTCATCTTTTTTCAAGATCCAATATTCGTTATCAACTACTGGTTTGGCGTGTATCATTTAATACTCCTTTGTATGTTTCATTGAGCCATCGACTGATTGTATCAGCTTGGTCACTGAGCTTGGTCAGCTCGTACTTGCCACAAAACTTCATGAAGTGTGCACCTACCATGCCCACATCTTTGTGACTGAGTTGTTCACGGATTGCGGCATCCACAGTTGCCTTGACCGCATCCGGTTGTGCGTTAAGATCGATCAATGTACAGTTACGTTCATAGTCGTCTAACACTCTGTGCTCCTCGCCATTGTGGTCTGTCCAACGCTGAAGCATCATGTTGTTCCAAGAATATCCTCGCTTGTCTCTGTCGGCAAAGGCCTCACGGAGACCAACTTTATTCTTTGTCCCTTTTTCACGTACTCCCGGATAAGCAGAGAAGACATTGTCGGAGGTGTCGCCACGCATGCACTTCTCAAATAATAGCCAGGACGGATCCGGGATGGTTTTTGGTTGTTTAGTTTTTTTATCTGTAACAGGCTTACCCTTGGCATCAAATATGCCCTCCAGTGTGATCAGTTCATCTGTAATACCATTGTATTGTGTGACGTTGGATGCGACTAATTGAACAAAGTCTGTGTCTGAGCTAACAATTACGTGATCGTCTTGGGGGTGTAATGATATCCAACGTGCAATGATGTCATCTGCTTCGGCTGTTGCGCAACGAATAACACTGCAATTGGTTCTGTCGGACAAGTATTTAGTCAGATTGTCATAAGTTTCCCAAAACAGCTTGTCTTCTTCTGCTTCGTCCTCGTTCATTTTACCACGTGCTACAGCACGGTTCTTCTTGTAGGGCTCATAGTAGTCTTTGCGCCAGCTACGGCCTTCCAGTGCAAAAATCACGTGATCTGCTTGAAAACGCTTGGCCACCTTGTTGGCAGCCATCATTGTAACGTGTAGCGCAAAGCCCAGCTTGGTCCAAGTGTCACTGGCTCTGTGGGCACCGTGACGTGCTCGGAAAAACATGTTGGCTGTATCAATAAGTAGGTATTTCATTAGGGTCTAATAGTTGGTTGCGTTTAATGTATTGTAACACATATTCCGCCCAATAGCAATGGGCATCTGGCCCAAAATGCCAACTATTTGGATTAACCGTTTTGAAACCTTGCCCCTTTAGCACCGAATTATAGGTCATTTCGTCATCATATGGATGCATGTAGCTGGCACCCCAGGCTCTTTGGTCGGTAATGCCACCAAAATGGCTATTGCCATTGAACATCACATGACGTATGCCCAGATCGTCTAGCTCTCGGTGAAATGCCCAAATCTCTCGATGCGCCTGTTGCCTGCATTTGTCCCAATCCACATCGATGACAAATTGTTTGTAGCGGTGTTGTAGTTCAGCAGGAACATCGTCAATGCCACTTGCATTCACTTGGAAGTCGTGACCTTCGTGCCACCACTCTTCTCGTTCCCAAGTGGTCCATTGTATGACCATAAAACAATCCTTGACTGCATCTGGATTGGCCTTGATCCATTCTCTTGTGGTACGTATGATGCGTGTGTTTGAACATCCTGCTTGTGCATCCAAGTACAAAACAGCATTTAGCCAGTTGGCTAATTCACATCCAAAGCTGGCACGTTCATTGTCAGGATGCGGTTGTCGTCCTAGACCATAAAACAATCCGTCATCCTGCGCCCATGCGTGTGGGTTTACTGCCTCGGCCGCGGCAGCATGACTATCGCCGTTGACATACAAAATCATTTTTGGACAAGTATTTTTGCTGTTTCTGCTTCTGCAACTCGCTTGCGCAAACTGCTAGAACTAAAGCTGTGATCACGCTTGTTAAATATCACCTGTATACCGCGCCCGGCACCCTCATTACGGCCAGTAAAGTTTTTGTCTTCATACTCAGTGCCTAGAATGCGAACGTCCAATGGTAGTATAAGCAACAAGTCAATAAGGTCTTGTTCGGTTTGGTACACAACAACTTCGTCAACATAACGACAAGCCGCAAGTTGTATCTGGCGTTCTACAACACTTTGAATGGGATGATTCTTGGTATCGGGCCTATCAATTGTGGGGTCAGTTTGTAACCCACAAATCAAATAATCACAATGATTCCTTGCTTCGCTTAACATAGCAACGTGACCTGCGTGAAGCATATCAAATGTTGAGAAGGTAATGCCAATTTTTTTACCCTGTGCTTTTAGTTCTTTGATATGATTAAAAATCATGATACTTCGCTCCTACCATTACCTATGTCTTTGCTTTGTACCCAGATACCCGAGTTTTTAATTGCTTGTTCTTGTTCCCATGTTTCCATAACAACATGTCTACACACATTCTGGAACCACTGATCCACAATGTCTGCATCTACTTTGCCTTGATAGCCGGCCTTGATTAGTCTAGCAACAAAGATTTCATTCCAGTCAAGTTCGAATGCACCTTGATGTAAGTTATCAAGATCTACATCCATGCCTAGCACAGCCACGTAAGGCTCACCTGCTTCGGTAGCAATTTGCTTGGCAGTTTTTTCAGGAGCCTTGGCCTTAGGCACAGACACCCTGGGTGCTACCTCTACAGGTTTTTCTACCTTCTTGGGTTTTAAAAATCTATCAAATATTCCCATCATTTGCCCCAGCCATTGCCCCAAAGATCAACGTGCAATCTTGGAGTATAATAATAACCACGTGCAAGTGCCCAGTCTGCAACGTTCACACGATTCTCTGCGTATGGTGCAACAACACCACCTTGTGGCATCACATATACTACGCCTTCAAAACCAGCCTCACGATACGCAGTCACAGCACGATCCACTTCTTCAAAGTGTATTTCGCTGTCAATCACAAACTTGAGATATACTGTGCCTACCTCTTGATACTCTGCCACGACCTCAGGCTTGATAGCCTCGTCCCATGCTTCGCCACTGGCACTAAGTTTAGGACTTACAGAGAAGGTAAGTTCATTATGTCCGGCCAGCCACTCATTGAGATATGTTTTAAATTTAGGCTGTAGTTTTTGAGTACCATTTGTTTCAAATGTAACATTCTTGATACCACGCATGTGATCATGATCAAACAAGTCTTGATATGTGCGCTGCCAGCCCAACAACGGCTCGCCACCTGTGATCACTAGATGTGTGTCATTGCCTGTGCGATTGGTCCACTTGCGATCTGGAATCAAGTCTAACATTTTGTCTACCAATGCATCAATCTCGTATGTGAGACTGAGTTCTTTAAAGTCTGGATGCCAACTAGCATAGCTATCACAGCCAGTGTTCACTAGTGGCAGTTCTTCAAATGTTTTGTACAAGTGTACAGACTTGGCAACTTCGTCTGCTTCTGTTGACTTTTCACCTGGCTTGCAACCAAATCCAGCACAAGTAAAGTTGCAACCAAATGTTCTTAAGAACACTGACGGGACACCGATAAATCGTCCTTCACCTTGTGCAGAATAAAATAGTTCTGATACTTTGAGTTTCATATTATAATCTCGTAATCTCTGGTCGTTTTAAAAATTTGTGTATGACATTGGGATCTGCTGTCTCTTCT